CCATAATCTAGTGTTAATGTCAAGCCCTTTTTGTTACAAAATGTTACAATTAAAAAGATGTTATAGATCAAAGGTTTACAAGTGTTTACTTTTGTTTGACTTTTGGCTTTTTTTGTATGTTAGTGGGTACAATAATTATCACAGATTGCTCCAGCCCTCCCCCGGTGTCAAAAAAAATTCTGGCACAGATATTGCAGTAGTGCACAAAGCGTGCCAACTCTAGCTTGCTCATACTTTCATCTGTTTGTCAAGAGATTACATGAGAAAACTAGAGAAAAACTTTGGCACAGATATTGCATAACATAATGTTGGCATGATTATTGCAGAAGAATCACATGCAAACAAGTGTAGATAAATGTAGACATGTGAGAGTCAATGCGGCAGCCATATAAGACAGTAATAAATAGTTGTCATTAGATTAACAATAGATTACTATCGGCAAATATTAACTAACTAGAGTAATACATATGGACTATAAAACTATATCAGCAATTATATCTGACACTGTATTTAACACGGACTCAGAGAACAGCGTATACATTAAACGTGGAAAACCTGTTATGTGGAATACGTACACAGAATACGCTCAAGAGTGGCTATCAGAGACTTCTCACGGCCTTAGCCATGAAGAAGTTAACAGTGTCCTCTATATTCTAGAGAACATAGAAAAACCTGAGGATCTAACCACAGAGGATCTAGAGCGAATACTAGCCTAATGTTTAAACCTAGCGCATTGTTAACCAGTGTGCTAGCGTGTAGACATTAACTAACTAAGGTAATACATATGAACCATATACAACATGAAATAGATAACCTAGAGGATCATATACAAGGTTATATCAACGACTCTATCTCTCTTATGGGTTATGAGTTTTTCGGGGATAACTACGATTGGGAGAGTGAGAAAGAAGTACAGTCAATGCGTAGAAAAATAGAACAGTTAAAGAGGAGCGTGTAACTATGAAAATAACATATCAGGACAGAATAGCCTTTACTCTAGATAGAGCAGAAGAAAGATTGCTAGAGAATAAGACAGCGATTAAAACCTACGTCAGAAAAAAGACAGCTAAAAAGGTAGCTAATGAACTATCTAAAAACCTAGCTAACTATTGGGAGGTTAGAGCAGCACCAGTAGACATTTTACAGTTATCCAATGGTAGGTTTTTTTGTGCTGTAGATTTAAACAACATTATGTTCAACTCTAAAATTGGTGGCTATCTGTTTACATTCTTAGACGGACACTGGACCATATCGACGGAGATTAACGTGTTAAACAAATTAGAGAGTAATCAGGAAATTGATTTTGTACAGACTAAAAATGGTCAATGGTGCGAAAATTCGATTAAACTATTTCCACAAAATATTGAGTCGCTTAAACAGTAGTTAAACCCATAGCGCATTACCAACATAGTGTGCTATAGTGTAACTATTAACTAACAAATGGAGCAATATAAAATGAAACTTAAACCACTAGCTAGCAACATGACACAGTTAACCTTAAACAACGATATAGTTGTATTATTCAGCTACGAAACACCAGTAGCCGCCTTAACAGAAAAAGGTTATGTTAGGACTAGTCACAAATGGTCACCAACAACCACAAGACACATTAACAAATGGTTAGATGGTGTTAAAGCTACAGAAAAACCTCAAGAGTTTTTTGATGCTTTGGCAGTAAAATAGAAAACAGAGTAACAATAGGAGCATAAAACATGAGTAACCCATACGAAGAACACTTTATAGAAAACTTAAAGGAAGAAGCATTATTATTAGGTTTGGAAGATGATGCAGATATAGACAACTACATTGTACAAAAACAACTGGAAGAAGGAACAACAAACAGCGAATCAGTTTCAGCATTTAGACTTGAAAAAAATATTAAACAAGTTAAAATGGAGTACGTAACATCAACAATGGCATCTAACCAAGGAGTGTAACAATGTGTAGTAGATTTTGCCCGGATTGTGAAGAAGATTTAAAACTACAACCAGAGGAACGTGACGTAGGCATACAAGGCCTGTATTATTGTCCAGTAGAAAATTGTAATTACACAGAGGAGATTTAACATGACAGCATTTAGCAAAGAAACAATCCACGACGTTAAAGACGTAATTGTTACACGTCGAACAGTACAAGCCATTGGTTCTACTTGGGATACCTTTGATGTGGAGATAGTGGACATGGAAGGTAACAGTAAAGCCTTACTTCTGTTTGGCTCTGAAGGTAAAACCATGAGGTTCCAAAGGAGGGAAGACGATGAGAGTTAGATGTTCTAGTTGTAAATCACAAGACTCTGTGGTATTTCTCAAGAACTACACAGAGCCTCTGTGCGCTAGTTGTTATCTAGACCTTAAAGATGACACACGGAAGAGAAAAAACAGGAGAGAACGCAATGAGCGACGACTACAGCCATGATCTGGACGTAACAGACGATACCGGGGAGGACTTTGTAGAGAGACAGATAAAGACTCAGGACTTGATTGAGTACCACATGAACATCATCAAGATGGTGGACTTGATAAGCCTAGCTAAAGATCAAATGGAGTCAGTCTATAACAACATGACCACTATGGAGCTTGACAAAGAACACAATTTAGTTTTTAATAGGGATTTGATGGACTTACAAACGGAGATACACTAATGAGATGCAAAGCTTGTAACAAACTACTTGAGGAAACAGAATTAACTAGAAAGGACAAACTAACAGGCCAGTTTCTAGACCTGTGCAATACTTGTTACAAAGTCAGCAATGAAACTCTGATTGAATATGATTCGGAAATACCTAACGAAGCGGACAATGTTAACTTAGATGACTTTCTGTAACAATTTGTAACAATTTAGTTAGTTTATGAAATAATTCTGTAACATTTATGCTTTATACTATTCTATAGTATACTAAAGATACTTAATATAATCATAATCATCATAATAAGTATTCTTTAGTATTCTTTAGTTAAAACAATGGTAACATATAGGAGAACCACATATGCCATTATTAGAAGGAACTGTAGCGTTTCAAAACCTACAAAAAACGGAAGTCTACCAAGGTCAAGACACTGGTAGATTTACTTTAACATTATCACTGGAGGAAGACATGGCAGAAAAGCTATCCTCTGAGGGTGTTAAAGTCAAAGACTACGAAGGGACTGCACAACGAAAGTTTGCTAGTAAGTTTCCGGTTAGGATTGTTGACAACGAAGATGAGCCATTTATGGGTAACATTCCAAAAGGTTCTAAGGTTAGGGTCCAGTACAAACTAGGAGACTCTCACCCTGTCCACGCTACGCCGACCTATCTTAATGCGGTTAGGGTGTTAGAGCTTGGCGAAGAATCCGGGGACGGAATTGAAGAAGGATTCTAAGTTCGTTAGACATGAACCGTGTCCATCCTGCGGGTCTAGTGATGCCTTTGCACGTTATAGCAACGGATCAGGCAAGTGCTACTCCGCAGGGTGCACTCATTATGAACCAAGCACCGACTTTGTAACATTTCGTAACAAAATAGAGCAAGAGTCGGAAAATGCGTGGGGGTGTATGAACAATGAAAAACTAACTACTGAGGACGAACTGGGAGTTATAGCAGCCATACCGGACAGGAGAATATCACAAGATACTTGTCGAAAGTTTGGCGTTACAATCCAGTACGATGCCTCAGGGACGATAAATAATCACTTTTATCCGTATAAAGACCTTGACACTGGAGAAGTCAAGGGTCATAAGAAAAAAAGTGTTAAAAATAAGTCCTTTTCCTACTCAGGGTCCGCAGAAAACGTGGGTTTGTTTGGACAGGACACTTGTAAAGGATCAGGAAAGTTTATCACAGTCACGGAAGGAGAGTTAGACTGTCTAGCTGTCTCTGAGATGTTTGATAACAGATGGGACGTAGTGAGCCTTAGGTCCGGAGCTGGTGGAGCAGTTAGGGAAGTTAAGGAACAACTAGAGTTTCTAGAGAACTACGACAACGTAGTGTTGTGTTTCGACAGTGATAAAGCTGGACAAACTGCGGTGGATTCCGTCAAGGACATATTTAGCCCTAACAAGCTAAAGATATGCAAGCTGCCCATGAAGGACGCTGGAGAGATGCTACAGGCCGGTAAGGTTAAGGACTTTACTAGCTCATGGTGGAACTCAAAATGTTATCAACCTGACGGTATTATTGCAGGTACTGACACATGGGAAGCCATCACAGGTAAGATGAAAGTTAAATCCATACCTTATCCGTGGCATGGGCTCAATGACTACACTAAAGGTTTCAGGCCTTATGAGTTAGTCACCATAACGTCAGGATCTGGTATGGGTAAGTCCCAGATAGTCAGGGAGCTGGAGTATTACCTTCTAAACGCTACGGACGACAACATAGGAGTTTTAGCATTGGAGGAGGACATCAGCAGGACTGCTCTGGGCATCATGTCCATAGCTGCGGACTGTCCATTACACTTAGAGGAGGAAATTGATGAGGAGATGGTTAAACCTTACTGGCAAGCCACTATGGGAACTGGAAGATACTTCCTGTTTGACCATTGGGGATCAACGTCGGAGGATAACCTACTTTCCAGAGTC